CACCCATAGGTGTTTCCGGCCTTGAAAGGTACGGCCCATACATCTATGAAGAGTTCTTGCCGGAGCTGCGGTGGCCACAGGCTGGTAAGATCTACAAGGAGATGGCCGACAATGATCCTGTCATAGGTGCAGTACTGTATCTCGCAGAAATGCTTATAAGAGGTACACAGTGGAGTGTTGAAGCTGCCAGTGACAGGTCTGAGGATGAAGAGGCAGCCGAATTCTTGCTTGAGTGCATGCATGACATGGAAATGTCATGGGATAATACAGTGTGCGAAATTTTGAGCATGCTTGTATATGGGTTCAGCTTCCATGAGATTGTGTATAAGGTTCGTAAGGGCCCGAATGAGCACAACCCTAAGTACAAAAGTAAGTACTCAGATGGTAGGATCGGCTGGCGGAAGATACCGATTAGGTCACAGAGTTCATTGTATCAGTGGGAGTTTGATGATGAAACAAATGAGGTTGTTGCTTTCCTTCAGCAGGCCGCTCCAGATTGGAAGGTGCGCAGAATACCTTTGTCTAAGGGTGCTCTGTTTCTTACAAAGAGTAACCGTGAAAACCCAGAAGGACGTAGTCTACTGCGTAATGCCTATAGACCCTGGTTCTTCAAGAAGCACTTTGAAGAAATTGAGGGCATTGGTATTGAAAGAGATTTGGCTGGATTTCCTGTCCTTCATGCGCCAGAGACGCTTGACTTATGGAATGCTGAAGATCCTAACATGGTTCAGTTACGTGCTCAGGCAGAGGAAATTGTAGCCTCTGTACGTAGGGATAGCAATGAAGGTATATTGCTTCCTTATGGCTGGGAGCTTAAGCTGCTGTCCTCACCATCTAGTAGATCTATTGATATAAGCGCCACAATTGATCGCTATGACAATCGTATAGCGATAACAATGCTTTCTGATATTATACTTATAGGCGAGAAGTCTGGATCTTTTGCATTGGCTGATACAAAGCAGTCATTACTTGCTGGTTCCTTGCAGGCCCAGGTGGAGAACATAGCGGATGAGTTTAACGCACATGTTGTTCCTGCTTTGTTTGCTGTAAATTCGTTCCCTGGAATAACAGAGTTTCCTAAGATAGTACCAAGCCAGATACAGACACCTTCATTGCAGGAAGTGTCACTTGTGCTTAGGTCTATGGGACTCAATATTGCTGGTGATCAGAAGTTGCAAAACTATCTTAGGCATATACTGAGTATGCCAAAGCTTGATAATGAAACATTTGAAAAGGTTTACTTACCACAGGCACATGAAGACAGCGTAAAGCATGATCAGGTGTCCACTGCAGACGGCACACGTGATCTTGCAGATGCTTCAGAGCAGATGCTTCAGCAGCCTGATATGTCGTACACCGGCGTAGGAGGTGTCTAATGGGCGTATATAAAGATGATGAGTTCAATCTAAAGGTAACAATTGCAAAGGCATATGAGCAGGGCTTAGTATCTGGCTGGGCTAATGTTGCAAGGAATGCAGATGGCTCTGTTCCACTTGACTGGCAGGGAGATGTTATCAGACCTGAGGTGCTCGAAAAGGCGGCTGTAGATTTTATGCTTAACTATCGTACAAGTGGCGAAATGCATCGTGGCGAAATCAAAGGAATCGTTGTTGAGTCCATTGTTATGACTAAGGATAAGCAGGCTGCTATGGGTATACCAGAGGGTATTGTGCCTGAAGGCTGGTTCATAACTGTTAAAATAGAGGATCCTGAAGTCTTCGAAAAAGTTAAGTCCGGCAAGTATAGAATGTTTTCTATTCAGGGGCGCGGTAAACGAGTGCCAATAGAGCCCTAACTTTAAACCAAATTTCATATAATATAATAGGGGGTGAGTGTTATGCTAACGCTACTCGAGGACCTGATCATTGATCGGGTTGACTTATGTGATGAAGGAGCCAATTCTGAGGCCTTCATAGAACTATACAAAAGAAGGGAGAAAAGTTCAATGGATGTACAGGAAATCTTAAAGCAGCTTACACCTGAGCATGCAAAGGTTGTCCAGGACGCTATTGATTCTTCTGCAGCTTCTCTGAAGGAAGCTCAGGAAAGCCTGGCTAAGGCGTGTGAAGAACGCGATATGGCTAAGACTGATCTTGAGGCTACACAGAAGGAGCTCGAAGAAGCAAAAACAGAACTGGAAGCCGCTCAGGAAGCTCAGGCCGCTCATGAAGCTGAAGAGGCCGAAAAGGATAAGAAAGGCAAAGGAACCGTTTCTTTTGACCAGACTGAAACCTTTAAGAGCATGCCCGAAGAGGCAAAAGAGTATCTTAACCTTATCAAGCAGCAGAAAGAAGCCGCTGAAGAAGAGCTTCGCAAGTCTAAAGAGGCCGCTCTTGAGGCTGAGGCAGTTGCAAAGGCTGCAGCACTTAAGGCTATACCGGTTGAGCCTGAAAAGCTCGCCAGTGTAATTAAGAGTGCAAGTCCCGAAGTAGTCGAGATGCTCGAAACAATCAACAGTGCCCTTGAGAGCACAGTTCTTTCAGAGGTAGGCAAGTCTGCTGCAGACGAGTCTGGTGATGGCGCCGCAGATGCTTGGGCAAAGATCGACAGCAAAGCTAAGGAAATAGCTGAGCGTGATAATATTACTAAGGCGAAAGCAGTTTCTCAGGTAATCTCTGAGAACCCTGAGCTTTACCGTGAATACTTAAAAGGAGGTGCTAACTAATGGCAGCTACAAGTGCATTTGAAATTCCTGGACTGAGATTTAGTCTTGTCTCAGATACAAATGATATTAAGAGATACAGGTTCTTATCTGTAGTCCCTAACAACGGCACAGTTGCTCTCGCAAATGATGCGTCAGCAATTGTAGGTGTATCAATGAATCAGGTTGATGCTCCTGGAAGACCCGTTGAGATCGCAGATGGTATCGTTATTGTTGAAGTTGCAGGGGCAGTTAATGCTGGCTCTTATGTAGTTTCAGACAACAACGGTATGGCAGTTGCTTCAAACAATGCAAGCAATTGTCTTGCACTTACAACCGCAGATAACGCTGGACAGTTTGTCAGCGTAAAGATGTTTTAATTAAGAGGAGGATAAGAGATGCCTACAATGCAGAGTGCGCATATAGACAGAGCGATGACAAACATCTCTGTTGCTTATATGCAGGATGATAAAAATTTTATTGCCGATAAGGTTTTCCCTATCGTGCCTGTTAAGCGTCAGTCAGACGTATACTATCAGTACAGCCGTGCTGATTTCATGAGAGATGAAGCTCGTGAGCGTGGTGCAGCTACTGAGTCCGTTGGATCAGATTATGGTGTTGAGGCTCAGGATCCGTACTTCTGCAAGAAGCACGCGTTCCACACTGATATCACACCTGAAGAGAGGGCCAACTATGATGAGCCTCTTGATGCTGATAAGGATGCAACAGACTTTGTAACACAGAAGATGCTCATCCGTAGAGAGATGACATGGGCATCAAAGTTCTTCAAGACTGGTATCTGGGGCACTGAGTTTGCCGGCGCTGCTTCTGCAGATGCTGCAACAAAGAAGCTTGTGTACTGGAATAAGAGTACTTCTACACCCATCGAGGACGTTACAAACGCCGGTGTAGCTATGGCTTCTGGCACAGCTTTCAGACCAAATACCCTTGTAATTTCACCTTATGTCTTCAACGCTCTTAAGAATCATGAAGACATCCTTGATCGTATCAAGTATACACAGAAGGGCATCGTTACAACAGATCTGTTGGCAACCCTTTTCGAGGTTGATAAGGTGCTGGTTGCTTGGGGCGTTGCAAATACCGCTGTTAAGGGCGCTGAGGAAGCTACAAGCTTTATCATGGGCAAGCACGCACTTCTTTGCTACTCAAATCCTGCTCCTGCGCTTCGTAAGCCTTCAGCTGGCTATATCTTCGCTTGGACAGGTCTTGAGGGATCTGGCGGTTATGGTAACCGTATCGTACGCCTTCCTATGGATCAGCTTGGTCTTGGAACAGAGCGTATTGAAGGCGAGATTGCCTTTGACTCTAAGGTTATCTGCTCTGACCTCGGAGTATTCTTCAAGGACATCGTTGAATGATATACGTAGTAAAGAAGCCGTTTAAGTCAAATGGCGTCTTCTACGATTATGGCCGCGTCCTCAGTGATGAGGACGCAGCCAATATCAAGCTTTTTAGGAGCAAGGTTGGCTTTGGAAAGCTTATTACCATTACTGAGCAGAATGCTTCAGAAGTTAAGGAATACTTCAAGCATAAGTATGGTGTAGATGTAAACCTTGAAACTAAGAAGGTGCCCGAGGCTACAACTGAAGCTCCTAAGGCTACAGTTACTACTGAAGCTCCTAAGGCTACAAAGAGCGTGGCAAAGGCACCTACTAAGCCCATTGCAAACAAGCAGGCTAAGTAGGAGGTGTAAAGATGTCTTGGAGCTATAGTGGGGATCCAACGGCTAGTCTTGTAGATAAGTTTCGTTTTATGATAGGCGATACTGATAAAGATGAGCCATTGATGCAAAATGAAGAAATTGAGTACCTTGTAAAGCAGGCGAATGGCAACGATAACGTCGCTGCATACCTGTTATTTACGCAGGCTGCTACCATTTATGCTAGAGACATTAAGAGATCCCTTGGGCCACAATCAGAAGATCCAAGTGCAAGGCTTAGTTATTTTAAGGCTAAGGCAGAAGAATATAAGGCTAAGATGTACTCGGCAGGCTTGTCTGTACCAAAGTATGACTCACCAAAAGTCTTTATGAAGGGTATGGATAATAACCCTCCGGTTGTGCGCAATCGTCGTAGGGGGTGGTAGCATGTACAAAAGCTTACTTAAATGGGTAAATGTACCATTTAGCATTAAGCCATTTATAAAGCGTTCAGGCACTGGCGAGCCAGTGTATGGCCAGCTAGAGGAAGCCTTGTGTTATCCCGTTGCTAAAACGGAAAAAGTCGTTAGTATGGCTGGTGCAGAAGTTTTATCATCACATCAGTTATACTTAAAAGGTACTACTAGGATCGATGCAAAGGATAAAGTAGTATTTGAAGGTACAGAGCGAGATATTAAAAGCATACAGAGCTTTTATAGGAACGGTGTTGTTGACTGCAAGGTGGTGTACTTATGAAGATAAACATTGAAGTTGACCGCAAATCCTGTGATGATGTTTGCGATACTCTTGAAGCTATAGTGTCAAATGTTCACTATGGTGCTCGCTGGGCAACAGAGATTGCTTGCAAGGATATAGAGGAAATGAGCTTAGCACAGGTGCCACGAGATACTGATACGCTTGCTTCAAGTATTCACCATATAGTCGAAAAGGGTCGAAGGCGCTTTGTAGGTACCGTATATTATGGACACGGCAATCCAATCAATCCAAAAAGTGGCGAGCCTGTTCAAAACTATATGGTTAGGCAGCATGAAGATCTAGAGTATGTTCATACTGTAGGCAAGGCCAAGTTTCTTGAGGATCCATGTAGAGAGTATGCTAATTCTGACAAATACGCTGAGCTTATGGCAGAGGCTGCCAGGCGAGCTATAGCGAGAAAGGCGAGGAGATAATGCAGCAGCCATTATTACTTGATATAATAAACTATTTTGTTAATAATGGCCTTGCTGAAGGTGATGGCATTGACTGCTTTCGCGACTTCTCCCCTGAGGAGCCAGATGACGTAATTGTGCTATATGAGTATCCTGGAAGTCCTGTTATGAACTATACTGAAGTAGTTCATCGTTCTGTACAAGTAACTGTTAGAAGCAAAAGTGCGGATAGAGCACGCAGCAAGGCACTTGAGTTATTTCAGAGCCTTGAGGTAAAGGACACTGCAAGAAGAGTTGACTTTACTAAAGATCGCTTTGGTCAAGTTAGTCTTCGGCAGCCACCCTTTAAGATTAAACTGGATGACAACCATAGGGCTGTATATGGCTTTAATATGGGTATTACAACAACCATTTACTAAGGAGGAAAATAATAATGGCAGGTGTAAGAATAGGTGTAGATAAACTTCATTATGCTATTTGCACAGATGGCGATAGCGAAACATGGGCTGCTCCTGTTGCACTTAAGGGCGTAATTGCTGTTAACATTAACCCTAATGCATCACAGGAAACCCTGTTTGCCGATGATGGTCCTTATGAGACCGCCGGTACAACTGGAAACATTGAAGTTGAGATAAACAAGGCTCAGCTTACAATACAAGAAAGAGCTGCTCTTCTTGGTCATACCTATGACTCAAGTACTGGCCTCTTGAAGTCAAAGTCTACAGAC